CGAGAAATGGGCGAAGCGTATCGGTCTTTTACACAGGCTTATTGAGATTCTCCATGAGTATAATCTACTCGGTGAAGTGTTCGTTTTCTGTGAGGATAATAACCCCGATGTGCCTAGAGAAGTGACACATAATAAAGTCAATGAGATCACAGAAGAAGGTGCTGAGGTTAAGTATTACAAAAAAGACAATGCTGATGACTTGGCTTATAAGTGGATGAAGAAGAACTACAAGGGGTGGACAGCGATTAGAATCTTGCCCCCTGAACAAGTCCACATGGAGTCATTTCCTTTCACAGATGAGAAGATCATTTCTTTAGTGCCTGACTCTAAGACTAAAGATGTAGTCGAGCGTTCAGCGATGCAAGACCCTGACGCTATGCGTATCGTGGACTCGATGCCCGAAAACGTAGTGGAGTCGATTAGAGAGGGGCGAAATATTCCTCTTAATACTGACCCCACATTAGGTTCTTTCTGCTATTTCATGGCTCGTAAGAAATCGCAGTATGAACCTCGTGGTCACTCTATGCTTGAGAGATGTCTCAGAATCTTGGTGTATCGAGACAAACTCCGACAGGCTCAGACCTCTATTGCTTCTCGTCACATGACTCCTATTCGTCTTGTCTATGCAGAGGATATGGACATGAATGATGTGGAAGCGTTGAGAGAGCAAGTAGACTTAGCACTCCAAGACCCCGACTACTCGATCATCGCTAACTTTCAGATTAGTTGGGAAGAAATGGGTGCTGACCAACGCTTGCTTGATCTTGGGGGTGAGTATGATATGACTGACCGACAGATGTACGCAGGCTTGGGGGTTACGGAATCACTCTTATCGGGTGAGTCTAGCTATTCGGGAGATCGCATTAACCTAGAGGTGATTAACACTCGCTATATGTTAATGAGAGAGGTCTTGCAGGAAATGGTTGAGGAAAACATTCTGAAACCAATGTGTAGACGCATGGGCTTCGTGGAGGAAGATGAAGACGGTGAGGAAGTGGTGGTACACCCGACTCTGAGCTTCACTCGTCTTGGTTTGCGAGATAACCAAGATACCTTTGACGCTCTGTTCAACCTTTATCAAAAGGGGTCGTTGGACATTGACATTATTCTTGAGCTTCTCAACGTAGACCCTGAGTCCACAAAGAGGAAGTTAGAACGTGATATGTGGACGATGAATGACTCTCAATTCAATGAGGTTCTGCGTGGCATTTATGGTGAAGCAGGTCGTATGCTTGCAGAGAACTCTGAGGTTATTGAGAAGATCGCTGCTAATCTCGGTTTGGAATATACACCACCTGCTGAAGATGAGGGTGGGCGTTTCTAATCTAATAGCCTCTTTATCTTTTAGTATAATGTAAATTAAGGTAGTGAGGTTATTAGTATGAGATATGCAAGTAAAGAAGAAGTGGCTAAAGGGATTCTCCCTGTTATGAACCCTCTGTTCAATCTTAGAGAAATTTGTAAGCAGTCTGCTCTTTTGGAAGATCATCTCAATAACCCAAGAAAGAGATGCCCCGACTGTATTAGGAAGCATTTCTTAACCATTGAAGCATTTTATGAGGAAGCTGTCTCTCTTGATAAAGAGTTCAAGTTTGATGAGTACCTAGACGGCAAGGCTGAAATGATGAGGGAGCTTCAAGCTGAGTGGCTTGACGCAAGAGATACTAAGAAATATGGAGATGTTTGTACTGACATTTCACAGAGACTTAGAGTCATTAGAAAAGACTTTGCCCCTGAGTGTTTTGATCTCAGGAAGATGGCTAGTCTGAGAGAAATAAAAGCACCTAACCTCTGCCGTCACATGAAGCTTTCTTCAAAAGATTATAGTGACTTTGAAGACCACATGGACATCATTTTACATAACTTCAATAAAGGTAAGAATACTCTTTATGTTGATATTGAAATGGAGAATGCAGATTACTTTGGGTCTTTTGACGGTTTTTTCCCTCCTGAAAAACCCTCTCATATTAAGGGTCTTTACCTTTTGGCTAGAAATGAAATGCCACGCCAATACGAGACGAGTTTGATGGGTGCTGAGTACTTCTACAAGTCTGAGTATATCCCTATGGTAGAGGCTATAATCAAGGGCTTGAAAAAAGAAATAGAAGAGATTGAGGAAGAATACCCAAATAACTCGGTGACTTTTCGCCTCGAAGAACATCTTGAGGACTTTCAAGATCAGCTTAAAAAACTAAAGAGAAATAGAATGGCTACCCTCTCTCAGACCGAGAAAGAGGAACGGGAAATGGAACGGCTTGTTAAGAAGAAGCCAAAGAAGAAGCCACCTCGTAAAGACCTCATGCGTAAGCGTGTAAAGGTTGAGGACAAAGACCTTGAAAACTTAGGGGCAGGTGCAGGGGGTGATAGAGACTTGTCTATGAACCATAAGCGAGTGGCTCATCTAGTTGCGTCACGCTACTTAAGAAAGTTGGCAGAGGAAGGCGAGCAAAAAAAAAAAGAACCTAACTCAGACTTTTATAATCAAGCAGTTGAGGAGCTAAGTCGTAGTGACAGGCAACTCTATGACTCTGAAGCAGAAAATGGAGGTCAGGTCAAGTTTACGACAGCTATCTCCTATGACTCTAAGAGCAAGGGTTATCAGCAGGCTCAGAAAGCGATAGCGTCTTTAGCAAAAACTAAGCAAAAAGCTAAGGTTTCTGAAGAAGCCACTAAGCGTAAAGTAGAAAAGGCAAAGAAGAAGAAGACAAGAGTAGGTCTTAAAAAAGTTTTAGGTGAAGACCCTATGACTTTTGTCTTGCTCGCTCAAAATGGTAGCCCTACTAATGAGGCTGATGAGTTTATCGAAGCCATCGCAGAAATGACACTTTCCGAGAACTTTGAGGACAGCGTTGGGTTTCCTGCTGTTGAAGTTTTGAGCCAAGGAGAAAAGGCTAATCGTGACAGTCAGCTATATAAGCTCAACCAACAACTTGAGGGAGCTACAGACGAGACAGTTAAAGAATCTTTAGAGGGTCAGATTCAAGACCTCAAAGAGAAGTTCCACGAGGAAGATTCTGATAGAAATGAGAGAAACCTAGAGGCTCGTAAGGAAAAAGTAAAAGAGCTTTTAGCAGGGGCGAAAGACGTTTTTGGGTTAGAAGCGAAACGGAAAGCTAAAGAAGATCGACTCGCTGAGTTAGAAAGTAAGTTAGAAGGTCAGACTCAAGAGGGTCAAGAAGGTCAGGGTCAAGAGGGGCAAGAGGGAAATCAGCAATCTACAGAAGAAATACAGAACGAGATAAAACAACTTAAGAAAGAGCTAGGCATTTCAGACGAGGAATTCCCTCATTATCATAGTCGGCAACAAGATGGAGAAGACTCTAAAGCGAAGTCTCTTAAAGAAGAGAGTCTAGCTGTCCTTGAGGGAGATACGGAAGACGCTCGGAAATTGGCTGAGGAAAGCCCAACGCTCAAATTCTTACAGGATTTACATAAGGCGAACACCTCTACACAGATTTCTGATGAAGAAGACACTTTAGAACGTAGAGAAGCAGACCTAATTAAGAGAGACTTTGCTACCAAGCTGAAATCAGCAGTCGGTCAACTAGAAGTTTTTGGTGACTCACGACTCCGTAGGGCAGTTGATAAGATTATAAGTGAGCTAGATGATCTACCTGCCGACAAGATGCAGAAAGTCCAAGAGGGGTTCTTTGAGGCTTCTAAGAACTTGTCAGACGCTTTTATGGGGCAATCTTCGTTTACTGACTCTGTTTCTGCGATAAAACAAGCGATTGAAGATAACGACTACGAAGACAAAATTAGTGGTAGCTCTCAACCTAGTGACATAGGGGCAACCATTGCTACTATGGCGATGAAAGCCGCATTCTTAGATAACTTCGATTATGGAGTTCCCTCTGACGATGACCTAACCATTACTTCCACAGATAGTAATGGTAGGACAGACAGCGTTATCAACTCGGCTAAAGTTGAGGGTTTGGTTGCTTCTCAAGCATTAAGGTTTAGAGGGACAAGAGATGATGACAAAGACAGGAGGACGGAGGCTCTAGCAAGTTATAAAAAGAAAATGCAAGAGGCAATAGACCAAGGAAATGATGCTTCTGTAGCTAAGTATAGAGCGTCTTATAACGGAGTGCTTGCGGCGAAGCTGATGGAGGGTGATGCAGATGTCCCCGCAGGTCTTGCTAAAGTAGATTCCTTTTTCTTAGAACACGCCCGACAATCGAATCACCCCACAGCAATACAGTTAGTCGCAGAGCTTGCACAGAGTGGGTCTGTTTCAGACCCTAGAATAAGACGTAAAAAGCTAGAATACCTTAACGAGCTAGACCACGATAACTTTGCCCAAGCTGTTGGAGGTGATCGTGGTGACTTTACAGACTTGATGGAAGTGATTGACCCTGAGTATTGTCCCGACATTCCTTTGAACGGAGACTCGGCAGGTCGTAAAGTACCTACCAAGGATTGTCCTGTACCCGTAGCACCTGAAATCAGAAAGGCTATCCGAGAAACCATTTCTAAAATGGTTGTGGATTTGTACTCGATAGACCCAAGTGGAGACTTCCGAAATAGCAAAGGAGGTCGTGGTGGTTTTGGTGACGATGATGATGAAGGTTCAGAGTCAACGAAAGCCTACGACAAGCTACTGAAAACAAATAAAAAAGAGTTAATCAAGGCTCTTGGTATGCCTACAGGCGAAGCTAGAGAGAAAGCACTTGCTTGGCTTATGTTTCAGATGAGGAAGGCTAGTTTTGAACATAAATTTAGCTTTAGTGATTCTTTCTCAGAGCTTGATAAGGCAGAGAAGGGACTTGATGAAAAGAAGCTACTAGAGTTCAGAGTAAAAAAGCTCAAAGAGTTGTTTGAGAAGGCGAATGAGGGCGACAATGTTGAAACTATTAACAAAGTCTTAGAACAGATCGAGGAAGAACTGAACACTGAAACAAGCAGTGGAGGCTATAGTAATAGGTTTAGTCGTCGTGCAAGTGCAAGACGCATCGCTTCAGTTAAATTTGTAGCTCAGAAATTTATTTCTAATACTATGTTTATATCTACCTGCTTATCTAGTGACCCCGAAGGAGATACACCTATGCGTAGACAAGCTACATCTTATGTAGATTATCAGCAGAGAGCACGCCAGTTTGAGATTGGTATGCGTGTGTACCCCTATTTCGGAGGGAAGCCTGACAAGTCAGGTGTAGTAGTTCAGATTTTCCCTGCTATCGGCATGGTCGATGTCCAATTCCCTCATGGAGTTTCACGATACCCTGTAGAGGATTTAGTCTTAGATACTTCAGGTGACTATGAGAACTTAGCAAATACCCCCGACTCTATCCCTGGCGGTAGAGGGGTCGTTCCCGTTTCTTCGGGTTCTGCTAAATCTCTTATAACTGATAGTTCTAAGAAGCGTGTTGCGAGCCTCTACATGAAAAAACTTATGAGGAGATAAAATATGGGATTTCTAAAGTACGCAAAAGCTGAGGTAGTACGACCTCAGCTACATGGGCTAGAATGGGATAAGATTCGAGTTGCTTCGGGGGCGAAAAAGCTCGACATTTCTCTCAAGAAAAAAGCCGAGGAAATACTTGGCGAGCCTTTTACACCTGATCGTTTCCTCTTAACTCACTCGACAATCGTCTGCTCTGTAGACGCTGTTTCTGTTCCTAATACTAAGACAGGTTCGGTTGAGGAAGAGGGTCAGCAGATCAACAGGAAATACGCAGACTACCGAGTCACCTCAGAGACAGATAAGTACATCAATAACAACCTCGACTGTTGGTCAAGAGGGGTTATCAAGAAGTCTTATAAGACTTTTGTAGGGGCTCATAATTTTGTGGAACACGTTCAAGTCGAAGAACTTTCTAAAGGGCGTATTATTGACGCTGTTCTTAGAGATGTTGGTGAGTCTATTTATGTGGATATTCTTGTAGCCACAGATAGAAAACACGAGGACTTAGTTCGCCAAATCTTATCAGGCGAAATGAACGCTATGTCTATGGGGTGTTCTGTAGACTTTACTATTTGTACGAAATGTGGACACGTTGCGGCAGATGAGCCACAGATGTGTAAACACGTTAAGTATGAAAAGGGAAATTGGTTCTACGATGAGAGTGGAAATAAGCACCGAGTTGCAGAGCTTTGTGGTCACGAGACTACGGGTGAAACAGCAGGTGTCACTTTCATTGAAGCGTCTTGGGTTGCAGTTCCTGCCTTTAAGGGAGCTGTCGCTAGAAATACGCTTGAAATACCTTCGACTGATGCTAACCCACAGGAAGCTACTCTTAATGAAGTTCCTGCTCAATGGTTAAGCAAGTCAGCTTCTTCTAAGCTCGGATTTGATTTCGGAGATGAAGAAGAAGAAGAAAAAGAAGAAGAACCAAAGGTAGACCCTGACGCATCAATCTTAGATCAACTTGAGGGCGTTGTTACTGAGGCTTTAATCGAGAGACTTCGTAAGAAGCTCGATAATGAGATTAAGCAAAGCCTTGTCGAAAAAGCAGTTAACCTTCCTGCAACTTCTGACGCTACTCAAACAGACGATACGATCATTAAAGAGGGTACAAATAAGCGTAAAGAGACTCTTTACCTTATGGCTCTTGATCGTGCTGTGAAAATCGCTTCTTCTCAGAGACAAGCGATTGAAAACATCAGACTTGTCAATGACAGGTTTGACGTTTATCTTCCTTCTTATTTATACAAGATAGCAGGACAAATAAAAACTGCTGACAAGTATAGTAAGGTCGGTAGTTTTATTTCTGACGCTGAACGTGTTCATGGTCAGAAATTGACTCAAAAAGATTCCCTTCGCTTGGTGCGACTTTCCAAGCTTCTTTCATTCATACACGGGCGATAAGCCCACCCCCCCACAAGAAAGGATATTTCTCATGGCTAGAAATAATCGCTTCCGCAGGGCTAACTCAGGGCTCCCTGGTTATGATAACCTTGGCTTTGAGAGTTTCGGACACCCTGCTTCACAGGCACAGCCTTCTGTTGATTCTTATGGCATTGACTCCGAGTTCGGAGAAGGTGTACGCAAAGGTCCATATAAGAGTGGTCCTGCACCTGCTTCTTATGCTTGGACTCCCGATCACCCTGCGGCAGATGATGAGATCATTGACGATTTCGCAGAGACTCGTGATCTTTACGAGCAGAATCTGAAACTCGCTATGGAGCGTAAAGCGGCAAAGTGCATCGAGATCGCTGAGAGCCGTCTTGGTAAGACTGCTTCACAGGGTGAGATCGAAGACCTCGCACTTCGCTACATGGACTTGCCTTCTCGTCAGATTAACGCAAAGCTTCAGAGCCTTGCTTCTGATTTCCTAGCAGGTGACGAAATGCAAGAAGCTACAGGCTATGAGGGCGATGATGTCGGCCCTGGCAACGTAACTGCTGAAGACACCACCGTTGCTGAAGACCTCGCTGAGGAAATCGCAATGCTTAAAGCGGCTAACGCTCGTCTTACTCGTCAAATGCGTAGACTCGCTGAAGATGTTGTCCAAAAAGAGACAGGCTACGAGGGTACTGATGAGAGCGTAGAGACTCTTGACTCAACTGAGTCTGAGGGTCCAACCAAGAAGCTCGCTTCTGAGGCAATGGCTGAGGACATGGCTATTCTTTCTGAAATGATGGCTGAGGCGGCTCACATGGGCGATTCAGCTCGTATGGCTGAGATCATGGCTGAAATGGATCTTGTAGCTAAGACTTATCAGAAGCACAATGCTTATGGTGAGGCGGCTCCAGGCTTCGGTTATCAAGACCCTGATACTCGTGCTGAGAACCGTTCTACAGGAAATAAGGATTGGAACAAGAAGACCAAGCATTTCCACAACCTCAACTATTACACAGCAAACAAAGAGCTTTGGAAGAAGGCAGACTTCATGGCTTCTGACATTCTTAGCGATGAGGAGTTTGCTGAGGTAATGGCAGAAATGGAAGCAATGGCTTCTGAGGAAATGGCAGGTGGTAAGGGTTCAGGTGGTAACTCTAAGGGTTCACGCAAAGTCATCAATCAGTATGGCGAAGCGGCTCCAGGCTTCGGTTATCAAGACCCTGACGTTCGTGCTCAGAATCGTGCCAACAGAGATAGTGATTGGAACAAGAAGACCAAAGAGTTCTACAACAAGAACTACTACTCTGAGAATCGTGGCAAGATTGAAGGTTGGCCTACCCCTGCTAATCCTCGTGTAGCTGAAATGGAAATGGCTGACGATCAGCTTGCGTCTGAAGAGCAGGCGATGCTTGACGAGATGCTCGCTGAAATGGAGAGCATGGCTAATCAGAATACCATGATGGCTTCTGACGAGGTGGCTTCTGACGAGGTGGCTTCTGACGAGGTGGCTTCTCACCACATGAGCGAGAGCGTTGAGTCTAGTGACATCATGGGTCTTGACCTTATGTCTGACGAAATGGGTCTTGACCCTAAGCTCGCTCGCATCTTCCAAGCCGCTGAGGAAGTAGCTGAGGATTCTGAGGCTTCTGAGGAAGTAGCTGAGGAGACTGCTGAGGAAGCTGTTGCTACCAAGAAGTCTGCTTCTTTCCGTCCACAGACAACTGCTCGCCAAGCGTCTGTTAAGACTCTCGGAAATATTAGCCGTGAAGCAAGCTCTGCTTCTGACGAACTCAGCAAGCTTTGGGAGTCTGCTCCTGACGTTTCTAAGTTCTTCGGCTAAGAAATGTAATAAAGGTTCTTTTAGTTCCTTTATAATGACACGCTTTATTATTGAAACCCTTTCGGGGGGTTGGGACTTTCCCTCCCCTTTCTTAACACACACTACTCTCTTGGAAACAGAGAGTATGAGCTTCTAGGAGAAATACTATGGCTCTACTTGGACAAGCTAGTGGTGGGTTTACTGAGTCAAGTTCGGCTCTCAGAATTCTGCACGTTGGTGTTCGTAACACTGTCGGTCAGCTTTCTGCGAACGCATTCACTCAGACTAACCCCCCAATTTCATCAACCGGTGCGGCTATGCCTGAAATCAATAAAACTGAGGCTTCAGGTCTTCTTGACGGTCTAGTTCGTGGCGTACTTAGTGGTTCTGTTGCTTTCGCTCAGAATACAGGCTCTAACGAGCATGGTGGACCTCAGAATGCCGTTGCTGTTCTTGGTGTCTTCCTCAACAATGCCGCAGGAAATGCCTTTGAGAATCAACCTGGCGTTGCTTCTAACAGAGGACCTTACGTTTCAGCTCAGGGTACTTATGGAAATAAGCTCTATGAGACTAAAGGTGATCTTTCTAATGTTGCTGGAGCTACTGACTTTACTTACTCTGTAGGTGATAGACTTATCGCTTCTGTTAACGGTTATCTTACATCTGCTGATAATGGTACTGTTACAGACGCTGACGCATTCGGTGGTGCTAAAGCTTCTGCTACCACTATCGGTATTCTTAAAATTGTTCCTGACTCAAACTCTGATGAGTTAGTCTACGACCAACGCATCTGATATTAGAAAGGAGCCTACAATGAGTAATACAGTTGATAACGCAGTAAAGCAGAAGATCATTGCTGACTACATCAAGACCCCACAGGGTCGTAGCAAGCTAGCCGCTTCAATGACACAACCACTTCGTCTTCGTCGTGACTATACGAGTGTTGGTCGTAAGACTTTCCTCGTAGAGCAACTTCCTGATGGTGCTTTGCCGATCTACGACAAAGACCCTGACGTAACTGCTTTCGTAGTTGGTGAAGAAGGCGAGAACATTCTTGCTATCACCAAGCCACGTCGTGTCATTTTCCCTCTCTTTGAGATCGCTTCTAACCCTGAGATTCCATTGACTCAGATTAAGGAAAGACGCTTCGATCTTATCGAGAGAGCACAGGATTTGGCTCGTGCTCAGATTCAGGCGGCAGAGGACGAGCGTGTATTCGCTATCCTCGATGCTGTTGCGACTCAGGGCTTCGACTCAATCGCAGGTCAGACTAACGCTGACATTCCTGTTATCGCTCCTCTTAACGGTGCTGTTCTCGCTGACGCATACGCTCAGATTGAGCGTCACGATCTTCGTGTAGCTCGTGTCTTTATGAATGCTCGTGACTACGCTGACATCCGTAAGTTTGGTCGTGATATTCTTGACATCGAGAGCCAAGCGGCTCTCCTCAAGACAGGTCTTCAGGCTACCCTTTGGGGTGCTCAGATTATCACTAGCCGTCTCGTTCCTGTTGGAACTGTTTACGTCTGCTGTGAGCCTGAGATGTTCGGTCGTATTCCTGTTCGTACCGAGCTTACCGTTCTCTCTGCTGACGATCCAAAGGCTCGTACAATTGGATTCAGCGTATTTGAGAATTTGGGTATTGGAGCCTACAACCCTAAGGGTCTAGCTCGCCTTACCGTTACTCGCTAATCTTTAAGAAATAGCTAGTAAATAAGCCTACTTAGGTGGGCTTAGGTAATCTCAGATTAAACCTCATCTTCTTCGGGAGATGAGGTTTTTTCGTATCTAGGTGAAATAAATCTTGACCTCTTTAGGTTCTTAGTGGTACGAATGGTACACAACCAACCACACTAGAACCTAAAGAGAGGTCAGAGAATGAACGCTTTTGAACGCATATATGAAGGTATCGGGCTTGCCTTAGCAAAGGTAGGATATTTCCTCCTTACTCTTGTGTGCCTGTATCTTTGTGTCGGGTCAGCTTGCATCTTAGGATTCATTGTAGGGGGTATGCTTGGCTACTTTAGTTTTGACGACTTTGTAGGGTGGGTCTTATGGTATGTGTTCCCCTTACCTCTTGGGTGGGGGATTTTCGTAGGTGTTTTGTACGCCCTTATCTGTGGGTTTATTGCGTTGTTTGGGGTGACATACGAACTGCTAACTAGAAGAGAACTTAAAGGTGTCCTATATCACATGGAGTCACTATGAGAGCGATACCTTGCCCTATCAGTAGAGAGAGGTTTGTAGACCTCTATGTGAACCAATGCTTAACCGAGAAACAGATCAACGAGCTTTTGATTTCTGAGGGTCTTGACTCAAGCATGAAGCGTATTCGTAGTTGGAGACTACGCTATGAGATTGAGACAGTTGCGAAATATGATCGGCTTGATTTACCTAAGATTGAGGGAGAGCTAAAGTCAATCCTTATCGGGTCAATGCTTGGTGACGGTCGTATTGCCTTTAGGACGAACGCTTCGCATTATGAGGAACGCCACGCACCTAATCAGAAAGAGTATCTTGAATGGAAGCAAAAGAAATGGGGCAAGTGGTCTAGTGGCGAGTTGACCACAGCCATGAGTCGAGAGTTTACTTCTTATATCTTTCGCACCCATGCTCACCCTATGTTGAATGAGTACCGAGACTTGTTCTATGAGGAAAGGGATAAGGGTTGGAAAGTAGTTAAGTATGACATTGTAGATCAAGTAGACGAGTTAGCATTTGCGATGTGGTATCTTGATGATGGGTTTAGTGGTCATTGGCCTTGTATCACTTTTGGAGCTAAAGGGGAGAGTCGAGCGAACGCTTACTTAATCTTTGAGAAGTTTGGTTTATCCCCTAGATGGAAACTCAGGAAAGGTGAGACAGGAGAGTTCCATTTCCGAGAGGAAGATGCTGAGAGGTTTATTGAGATCGTTAGCCCTCATGTACCCGACTGTATGAAATACAAGTTAGACTTTGGATTTCAAGGTCGCAACAATGCTGTTAAGAAGAAGATGGACAAGGACTTGTTATTAGAGCTTAGGGGTAAGGGTTGGAGTCAGCGTAGGATTGCTAAGTATCTTGATTGTGGTGCGAGCACAGTTGGTCGTTGGTTAGTGAAGTTTGGAGTAGACTGATTCTAGGGGATAGAAAAGTCTATACTTAACAACAAGTGCATACTTTTCTATCCCTTTTTTTGTTTGTTTATCTTCTCTATTAGGTGTTCCTTTAACCTTTAGCTCATACGGAGAAATGATTATGAGAAGAACAGCATCAGAAGTCCTTAGAGACTTAGAAATAAGAGTAGCCAACCTTGAAAAACAAGCGAGTATCATTGCTAACACCATAGTTCAACAGCTTGGTGGTAGTCGTAGGCTTCAAATTTTCATTGGGTTAAAGCAGATTCTTACTGCGTCTAATGCCGTTACCTTAGTATTTCCAAAACCTAAACATAGAGGTGCTGTGAATAGGGTTCGTATCACTCTTAATGGTAAAGACCTCTATGACATGGAATTCATTCGCACTCATGGTCATAGCGTAAAGGTAGTAAAAGAGTTCAATGATGTTTATGCAGAGGACTTGAAAGATCGGTTTGAAGATGGTACAGGACTCTACATTCGTTAATGATAGAGGAAGGTGTATCTTGAAATATTTATCGTTAATGATTCTGAGCTTAGTTCTTCTATTTCCCACGACTACTCTAGCAGAGGAAACAGTAGAGGAAAACAATTGGGAAGTGAGCTTCGGCACGACTCAAATGTTTATCGGTTGGTACGACAAGGGTTCTTCACCTGTACCGACTGCTTCAGCGACTCTTATTCTTTCTCGTAAGGTTTTTGGAGACTTTGCCCTATGGGGTGTGTTTAATCTCCCACTTGTACCTAATAAGAGAGTAACAGAAGACGGTTTACTAGTAGAGACTCAGACACCTCCAACATTTATGTTAGGGGCGAGCTATGAGCTTATGAGTTATGAGATCAGTAAAACTAAGAGTTTGGGTATAGACGCAGGTGCTTCTGTGGGCAGACCTTTGACGCTTGACGGGCAGTTATTTCCTGTGGGTGCTTTCCGTTTCAAGATTCTTACCTCTCAAGACAGCACGATGTATGCAGGGGTTACGACTTCGCCTTACAATGCTGAGGGTGATCTTGTTTGGGGTATCATTTACGGAGCAGGTACGAGGTTTTAGCTTTTTAAGTCAGAAGCTCTAAGGCTCTTTCGAGGTTTTTCATATTAAACCCGTAATCTTGGTATTTCTTATGTACTCGTTCTAGGTATTTGAGTGAGGGCGTGTTCATTTCCTCACTATCTACATAGTAAACTTTAGCTCTAACGAATCCCCCCTCGTCTGTAAGTATGTCCATTTCAGATACTTTAGACTTGTTTATTGGCGAAGGTAGCTCTTTAGAGTCTACGGTATAAAGAACACCCTCTACATAGTCGTTGTACTTGCTAGGGGAAATAGAACAGAACCCTTTACCTGTTTCTTTATCCTTACCTGCAAAGACGAGTCTGAACCCTTTTAGGGTTGCGAACTTGTAGAACTGTGCAGAGGGGTACTCTGTTGTCATTCTAAACTCTTCTAGGTTTAGTCCATATGCAAAGTAAAAGGTAGGGGATTTCATATTTCTTATCCTTTCTTTATCGAGAGTCATTATAATAATACAGCATATATAGTTTACAAAAGAGGTGAAGCATGAACGAGACATTAGCTCAATTAATTAGGTTAGCGTATGACAACCCTGACCTGCGTAGTTTATTGCTTCCGATTATCATTTCTGAGATCGACCCTCAACTTTTGCTCAAGACAGGTGCTTCCACGAAGTCACAGAAGCGAAAAAAGAAAAAAATAAAGGAAAGAGAGAGGGAGAAGGAGCAAGAAAGAGAGAGGGAGAGGGAGAGGATTCAGAATGCTACGATAGAAGAAATGCTATCTGACTTTGAGTTTATTGCTCACATCAAGAGAACTCAAAAAGACAATACTTGGGTAGACCCAAATACTAACCTAGAGAATAACATTAACTCTATTCTTTCTAAAGCTCGTGGGCAGTCTGATATTTCTGGTGAGAATATTAGTCAAGAGTGGGCAAGTGGTATTATTTCTGAGCTATATAAACAACATAGAGAAGAAGTATCTGTAGACACCGCTTATGGTGGAGATCAATATAAAGCCGAGTTAGATCAGCTTCACGAAATGCTTGATGGGTTAGCTAATACAGGAGCACTTGATGAGCTAAGAAAAGATTCGAGAAGAGTTTGTACCTTAATTTCTAGGAAGATGTCTGAGGGTGCTTTCGTAGAGCGATCAGGAGCCATTTCTAAAATGGCTGACAACTTCCTATGGGGTCTTGAAAGACAGGCTATTCCGATTGCCGATCTCCTTCGTAAGTTGAATGAGCTAAAAGAAAAGATGAAAGAGAAAGACCGAGAAAGCCTGTCAACGACAGGTGAGCTTCAACCACTTGATGATGTAGTCTTTGAGGAAGTTGCAAAATTGTTAGGGAAAGGGACTTATGCCGTTGTAAATTTAGAATATGAGGCTCAGATAGAAAAACTGCAAAATGATTTAGGCGATCTGTTAGGGAAACAAATACTTAAAGGGATTAAAGAGTATGGTAAGGAAGCTATTTCTGAGGGGACTATGGCTGTTTTAGAAGCTACAGTGGGGGCTGTGGGAGGGGGTGTTGTAACTGCTATTGCAAATGCTTTCGGTTTTGAACATAAGATGAGAAAAGTGAAAGGAAATGTGGTTGAGGTGGTAGGTCGGGGGGTAGACAAGATGAGAGGGACAAAAGGTTCGGGCGAACATTGGGAAGAAAAATTCTTACAAGCTACGATGACACCTGCTTCGATTAATGATGCTTATCAAGGCAGAGTAGATGAGATTTCAGCTAAAGTTAAGGAAGCTGAAACTAGAGAAGATATACTTTCTTTAATCGGAGAAGTGAGAAATACTACTGACCAATACTATACAGAAGCTAAGGTTGATATAGATAGGTCTATCCAAAGGTCAGTGGTTTACAAGAGAATAGACTCTGCGAGGAACAGGGGTAATCAGGAGATTCAGAATACGCCTAGAGGTCAAAGAGACACCTCTGTTTCAAGGCAGTTAGACAGAGCCATAGCAGGAGTCTCTAACTTAGCAAATCTTGTTTCTAAGGCAGAAGCGAAGACTGAAGATTTAAGGAGTAAGTTTGCTTCAGAGCCAAAACACGCAGGCATTTCTTTACTACTCATACAGAGAGAACTAGAGCAGGCATACGCAGAACAAGAGATTATTTCTGCTTTTGAGTCTGAGACACCAAAAATGTTTGAAAGGTCAATAGATATACTTAAAGATCGTGACAAACGAGACTTGATCTTTGGTGTTAAGGACAAAGAGATCAGAGATTCTTTCAATAAGTTGACTGAGGCTGAAGTTTAATAGTTTCTTGTTGTTTAGTATGATGTAAACTATATGTAGGTCGGTATAACTGACCAATCTTCTACTTAAGAAAGAAATGGAGAACACAATGGAGTTCATTCGAGGAACATTCCAAACTTTTGAGTCACAAACTACTGTTCATCTTGGTCGTTTGGAAAGAAATCTTTCTAAGGGCGATCTCGTTGAGTTTGATGGCTATACTCTGAAGTTTGCAGGGAAAGAGACTGTTATGCCTGAGTTGAAGGCGGGCATTAAGCGTGGTTGGTTGAAGCATACAGAGGCTTCAGCTTCTACTGTTGTTGCCGAGCCTGTGGTCGAAGCTCCTGCACCCCCTAAGAAAGAAATGAAGATCGACACCGTGTATGACGAGGAGAGGTCTGTCGCTGAGATCAACCCCACTAAGACTGAGGAAACAAAGAAGTTCCCTATTGTTGTTGAGTCACAAGACGATGATATGATCGCAGTCTCTAAGGTAGAGAATAAGAGTGGTGCGACAATCAATAACGCTTCTAGTGCCGAGACAGGTGGTGGTATCGCTGAGTCTCAAGGTGCTGAGTCAGTGGGCAAGATCAAGATCAAGACAGCTTCTAAGCAGAAGACCGTTATTTCTGACGGGTCACAAGCAAGCTCTGAAATCTCTCGCCTAGAGAACCTTTCTCGTGACGCTGTGAAATCTGAGTCTACTACTGAGGCTTCTGTTGAGAAGATTGCTTCTGAGATCAACGATCAGATTGAGGAAATCGATGAGGAGCTAGAACTTATTGATCTTCTTGAGGAAGAAGCTCCTGCCGTTGATGACCAAGCACTAGAGGCGGCTCAGATTCTTGCAGCTGTTGATGGTGAAGTACAGCCAACACAAGGTGCTGTCACAGTCGGTAAGGATACCTCAAAGGTGAAGTCTTTACCTGTAGGCATTGATTGGGATATGGCTCCCCATTGGACGAAGCGAGCAAGCCTAGCTGTTGAGCTTTATCGTGACCACCCTGAAATCTTAGAAGCGATTATGGCTGTAGAGTCTAAGGGCGTTGTTAACTCTATCAAGAAAGCGATTGAGGCTTAATAATCTCTTGATATATTCCCTTCCTTGAATAGTTTTTGATAGGGAGAGAACCATGAGAAATAAGAAAGCCTCAAGCCAAGCTTCTTGGTCGATTTTAGCAGGGGGCGTTTCAGACGCTAGAGTTGAAGCGTATAAGATCAGAATAGCAGTCAATCAGATGGTTGAAGCTCTTAAAGATTCCCCTGCTATTGAAGAAGTTTATCGCCTTTGTGGTGATACATTTCTCTCTATTCCTGATAGTCTTGCTCTCCTTGAGAGACATTTAGATAAGACTAATTATGCACTTATTACAATGGGTGCTGATTTCTACCGTCAGCGACTGCCCCATAGTGATCGTGAGACTGTAGATATTGCTTCTAAGTATAATCCTGCACCTCATGCGGCTCGTATGATTAACTCGGAAATGATCTCCAAAGAAGCAGGTACTTCAGGTGAGTTTTGGGAAGAGATTGCTGATCTCATTTCTGAGAAGATAGAGAATGGAGACAAAGAGATTACTATTTCTCGCAGAGAGCTTTCAGACCCTAGTCAATATGGTGCGTTGGTTTCTTTTGAGAGAGAGGGTCTTGTTCAGAATTTTGGCTCGTATCTTGTGGTGACTCAAGATGGTATTCGTGCATTCCTACACGGGTAAAACAAGGTAGGTCTTTTCTCATCGGACAAGATACTTTAAGCGTATTGCCACATCGCCAACAGATGAAGTGCTTAGGGTTTTTCTGAGGGGTTAGCTTCATTGCTTTTACGCTCCATTTCTCGTTGGAGATACCATATTGCTTTACTGATGTCCTCTTCAAAGGACTCATTGGGTTTAGACCCTGCTCTCAGAATATACTTGATGGCAGAGCCGAGTGAAAAGTTCAAATCATAGGCTTCGATTACGTCTATGGCTTTCATTCCATTTCCTTTATAATGGTCGGGTTGGTTTATCTTTTCATATCCCATTTATGTGAGCCTTTCTTAGAAGAAGCATTTATATTTTGAGGTAGGTTAGCATGGCAAAGCACATAGACAAAGAAGCAGGGTTGGTAAAGCCACCACCTGCACTCTTCAGATTAGTGACACAGATCGCTCAAGGTGTATTAGCTGACCATGTTACTCGTAGTATATACAGCACCACAGTCGGTATGGAAGAAATAGAATATCTTGAAGAAGTAAACGAAGAAATACTTAAAGTTCTGAACAACTACGAAAAAGCTGACATGGAGGATTTCTTTGAGCTTGTTGATAGCTTTCGTATCGAATACCACGATGTTCTCAGAGTCATTCTTAACGACTATGAGGATTATCCAGAAGACGTTCAAATTAAAGAAGATGCAAAGTTCGGGTTGAAGCTTGTCGAGGAAATTACAAGATTCCACGACATAGAATTCAAACCTTACTCTAATAGAGACTTAGAGAAGCTCAGAGAGAGTAAGAGAGCAGTACAACTACTTGTTGCCGCTCTTTCTTTTGTCACGAAGCAACTAAGACTCAAGAAAGAAAGAGAACCTTATGAAGATAAGGACAGCTTTGAACGAGCTTTATCTCAGCTTCCTAGAGAGTATCTCATAAGCAAGTACACCCACTTAAATTTAGGCGTTAAAGCAGAAGTTACTTACAATGACTTTAACCACCCAATAAAGCTAACTTTTAAGTTCCAAAACTCTAGGGTTTTGGGCAGTCATAGTATGGTTGGGAATTACCACCATATTCTGATTACTATGCCCGACAAACGGAAATATAGTCAGCAAGATTTAGATGCTGTTGAAGATACTGTTAGACATGAGTTAGTTCATGCTGTGCAAGAGGAAATAGCCACACGCAACTTATTAGCTGAGAGTGGTGGGTTGCCTTTCTCTAAGAGAGATCGAAGATTCAGACAGCATGACCAAGCAGGCGAGCGAAGAGTCCGTAATGAATTAAGGCAGTTAGGCTTAGACCCCAATTTAGCTAACTTTCATGCCCTTGATGATGTGGAATTCTACACAAGACTCTTAGACGAAGTTGAGGGCTTTAAGGACGAACACCCGAACCCCGACAATCGAACTATTTCTAGGTATATTAATAATAGACCTTTCTTTAGATCGCTCAAACACTTTAAGAAGAAGTATTGGGACAAGGCTGTGGGTCTGTTTTATCAAGCTGTAAATGAGGGTTCAGAAGCTCGTGTAGCGAGACAACTAATACAAGACCTTGCAGGCGTACAGACATGGGTAAGTAAGACTCGTCAAGATCAAATAGAGAACGACACTTCGACACCCGAACCTAGCAGGGCTGACTACCAAGACGGGAAGCCTCAGAGAGACAGGGTTTTACCCTTACCTAGTGGACACCCTAAAGGCAGAGATGAGGTAAGGGCAGGGCCACCTGTTTCTAACACTCCGTCTGATAGTGCAGGTTCATCTCTTAATCATAATACTCCGATGAACCCTAATGCTATTCCGAACCAACCCGATGGGAAACCACTTCATCAGCGACCTCGTTCTTCAGGGCTTCCTGGAGATGAATACGGACACCCTTACATAGACGCTAAGAATACAACAGGGTTGTCGAGGAGAACCTTCAAAACTGCTTTTGAAATGGACTTATCAGAGGGTGATGACCTTGATTATTTCCTTGAAGACGATGGCGACTTTTCTAACCGAGAAGGTGTGGGTCGAGCTAAGATTAATTGGAGAAGACCAAAGGTTCGACAACGAAAGTGGCAAGGTCAGCTCAAGAGAGAATACAAAGTTAATCGGGCTAGAACTAAGCGTAAAAACCTTAGTAAAAAGATTAATATGCGTAAGAGGTACTACGAAAGAAATAAGCACTTGATTCTGAGGTATCAAAAACGCAGGAGGGAGCACCCTGAACAGCATAAACGGTTTAAGGGAGGTCCTTCTACTCAAACTCAAAAAAATAACAGAAGCAAGAGAGCTGAAATGATGAAAGACACCTTGGCTTTGGTTCAGAATGTGGACATCTTCGATAGAATGGCAGAGGAAATGGAATCGTCAGAAATCATGGCGAAGCCTCGCTATCAAAGTGGACCTGGTTCGAGAAGTACCCACAAGCAACAGAAAACTAGACGTAAGCGTAAGAAGTTGAGGAACTCGAACTATACGAAATTGCGTAGGGCGAGAAAGAGATATTATCGCAAGAACAAAGCTAAGATTAAAAAGAGAGTGAAGACTTGGAGAAGAAAACATAAGCAAAGGCTCAAGAGGTATAAGCCTATGGGCAAGAAAGCTTCAATGTTCTTTGAGTACCCATTTCTTTTAGAGTGTTCTATTGAGGGTATGCCTCTTTGTGTCGAGCGTATTTCACCTTGTACCTCTTTTATAATTCTCAGTCATCAGAACGATGAGTCTGATCTTTATGAAATGTCGCTTTACGACTTCTATTGGGAAGCCGAGTGGAATGATGAAGAAGATGAATGGGACTTTGATGACTTTGTAGAGGAAATAGCTGAAATGAAAAGAATTGCTAAGAATGTTCCGAACGACCCTAAACTGTGGGGGCAAATTATAGAGCTTGCTAAAGGGGAACGTAAGACTCCTGTAGAAAAAGGTGGGGTTAGCGTTTCTCCTGTTAGAGATGGTGAGGGGTTTCAGAAATACCCAAGTGCCTATGCAAATGGGTGGGCTTCAAAAGCTTATGGGGACTTAGGTGGTACTTGGTCTAAGCAAGCTAGTCAGCGTGATATTTCCTTGCCTACTTTACAGGTTCTCTTAGCTATTCTGAGAGGAGCACATTGGGCTCATTGGACAAGCCATTGGCAAGTCAAGGGGCAGAGCTACTATGGAGATCATCTATTACTAGAGAGAATCTATGAGTCTTTGATTGAGGAAATAGATACCCTCGCAGAGAAGATCGTAGGCACTTACGGTGCGATGGCTGTAGCTCCTGTCGAGCAGGCTCAGATTATGGCGAACACTCTTTTACCTGTAGCTGAGGCACAGGCAGAGAATGACCCTATCCGTAGAGCTTTAGTCATTGAAGAAGCGTTGCAGGTTGTCTTTAAGAACATCTATAAATCTCTCAAAGAAATGAACACTCTCACTTTAGGTATGGACGACTTTTTGATGTCTATGGCTAATGCTCACGAAACAAATCTATATCTGTTACGACAAAGAACAAGGGGTTAAGAAATGACTGCTATTTCACTTAGAGGCGAACTAATCCGAGTAGCTTATGAACATGAGGGTGTTCGAGCTTTAATTTTACCTATCCTTACAAGTAGGGTTGCAAGTACGGAAGTTAGTTTAAAAGCGAGGGCTATTAGACTAGCGTATGCTCACCCTGAGTTGAGAGGTTTAGTCTTACCTTGTATTAAAGTTGCCGATACAAGAAAGCGTATGAACCAACAGAGGAAGAAGAATCAGCAAAGGTCTGAGCGATCTAAAAAGAGAGATGCTGAAATCGCTGAGAATAATGCGGCGAGAGACGCTACCAAAGCAGGTGAGGGTTTAGTTGAGGCTCTAGGTAAAGGCTACAAAGTACCTTGGAAACATGGTCGTAGAGGTGAGATTACCTTAAAGACTCTTATTTCTTATGCAGGGGACAAAAACCACCCTAAAAGACAAGAAGCTCAAAAGCTCGTAGAGCAACTTAGGAAAAAACAAAGGAATGACAGAATTAAAGGTGCGATTAAAGACACCTCTAAGAAAGCCCTAGCAGGAGCGAGCCGACTTTTAGCTGAGGGTGTTAAAGCAGGTCTAGGAGCCGCTTCTGAGCTTTCAGATGGTATCGGAAACATGATCTTAAGTGGTTCAAGAACACCAGGCGAAATAATGTCAGAAGCCGTAGGAAAGATTTCTGAGCAACTTGAAAAAGATAAAGCTAAGAATGAAGGTCATTATAATCAAGCTATGCAAAGCTTAGGCGTTCAAGACTTCCAATCTGCGAGTTCAATGATGATGGCAGGTAAAAAAGTCGGTATGGGTATGATGAAGACGGCAGGGGCTAAAATAGGTTCGGCAGGGGTAGGTGCTCTTAAGGGGGCAGGTGAAGCCGCTATGGGTGGTGTGGGTTCGGGTGCTCTTTGGATAGCAGGAGGTGCTTTCAAAGCTCTTGGAGGAGGACTTAAAGTCTTACAAAAGGGTGCAGAAGTCGCAGATAGAGTCAAACTTGCGAGCGATGTTGACGCTACTGTAGACGAGTTACTTGACAATATTTCTGAATATCTTGGAGAGATCGGTCCAAATGAGTTGGAAGCTCTTGAGCCATATATTCAAGATGACGGTAACTTTGACGTAGAAGCCTTTAACAAGGATTTAGAGGAGCAAGGTGCTGAAGCAATCAAAGCTCTTGAAGAATACTTGAGTGAGGTTGTTGAAGACGAGGAAGATTCTGAGGAGACAGAGGAGACAGAGGAGACAGAGGAAGCTGAGGAAGATTCTGAGGAAGCTGAGGAGGTAGAGGAAGCTGAGGAAGCTGAGGAAGCTGAGGAGACAGAGGAAGCTGAGGAGATAGAGGAAGATTCTGAGGAAGCTGAGGAGACAGAGGAAGCTGAGGAGACAGAGGAAGCTGAGGAGACAGAGGAAGCTGAGGAAGATTCTGAGGAGACAGAGGAAGCTGAGGGTGTTTCCGATGAGGCGAAAGCTAAGGCGAACGAAGCTATCCAAAAGGCTCTGTCTAAGAAAGCTCTCGTCAGAGTTGCTTACGAGAACCCCAAGTATAGACCTGTTCTTCTTGATCTGATTAAAGACGGAAGAAATAGATACCCTGCTTCTGAGATTAGAAGCGTGTTAATGAGTGCTTTATAATGAGTACGACCAAGTTAAAGCGAGAGCTACTACAATACTTTAACTCATTTCCTGATGAGGTGAGAGATGTATTAGCCCCTCGTGTAGATACCACATTAAGAAATGCACTAGCGAAAGCTCGTACAGGTATGATTATTCGCCCTGGGGCGAACAATCTTAGAATTGAGGGTCTTCCTAAAATTACAGGTTCTCACCTCTTAGAAATCAAGGCTCACAAGAATCTCCAACTAGAGGGTCTTAGAGTTGTCAGAGCTGAGACAGACCCGACTTTCAGTGCTGGTGTCTTATTTCATCTTTCTTTACCTTTTAGGATAGAAATAGAGGACACAACCTATAAGCCCATACTTCGGGTAACAGAAGCCTTGAAGGTGGACTTAAAGTTCTCAGATGAGATCAATGACATCTATTTCGACTACTTGAGTGATCTTTAAGGTAGTGATATGCGTTGGACGTTGAATCGGTCATTAAGAATACTTTCTAATGAGTTGGAAGCTTACTTGATTACTTTCCCTAAAGAACTCTTTTCTATGGTGGAAGAAATAGTAGACTCTAACGATTTCAAAAAAGAAGTAGACGATGCCCTCAACTACCCACATGGTCCGAATCAGTATCAGAATGGTCTTTTTAACTTTATCAATTTACCCGTACCAAGGCTAAGTGAAAGCTTCTCTTGGCGTATTGATAGCGTTGATCGAAATATCCACTTTATAAGTGTTATAGACCTTAAAGAAGTTCCAACATTTCAAGCAGAGGTCGAGCTTGGCATTTCTTTTGAGATGACTTTGATTTATTGGGCTAATGGTAGAGCGAGGCACACTATTTCAGTAGAGACTAAGATACCCATTTCTCTTGATTTGAAGTTTTCAGATAAGATTAATGACATATATTTCGATCATTTGAGTGATCTTTAGGGGGGCTAGATATGAGAAGAAAACACGCAGACTTTTACAGGGAAGTTTCCCCTCCCGACTCACTTTCTTCTCTTTCAAATGGCTCACCCGTCTCTGTTTCTGAGAACCCTGACGGCACTAGCTCGCACAGTGCTTTGCCAAATGGCGAGGTGGCTCGAAATATAGGCAGACCCTCACCTGACTCTCCGAATCTGAAATATAGAAATCTTGATCGAGCAGAAGCCAATGGGAGAACACCTGCTGAGGGTCAAGACTTCGGCTATGTGCATGATAGTGGTAGTGGTTCAGCGAGAGTAATCCCTTATGATAGTGGTTTCACTAACAACGGGTCTGCGATAAGAAAAGCAGGTCTGACGGGTACTTTAGAGCAGTCGCTGAGATCACTAGAAGAAAGATTAGAGAGTCGCTATCAAGGTCTTGTTTTGATGACGAGCCTCTTATCGGGTGGGGACGAGTACGAGCCTCCCATTGTCAGGATTATGACAGTTCAGATTCCCGCTGATAGCCGAAAGCAAGGCTTGGGGTCAGAGGTCATGTTTCAGATTATTTCTTGGGCTGATGGTCATGGGGTTATGCTATCTCTTTCTCCCTCGACAGACTTTGGTGCGAGTTCTGTTTCTCGTTTGACTAAGTTTTACAGGAGGTTTGGGTTCAAGCCCAACAAGGGCAGAAACAAAGACTTCAGAACAAGAGACACCATGCTCAGAAACCCTTCTCTGAGAAAGAGTTCTGCCACTTACAAGATGCCTCGTAAGTGGGATAGAGAGCATTGTGAGTCTAAACCCTGTGACGAGATGGGTTTCTCTGAGAAGGCTTCTTGTCGTCCATATGTTGACTGTTATGGGGATAAAACAGGGTCTAACAGACAAGATATGATCTCTAAGGGTAAGCAAGCGTCTTCTAAAGCTAAACTTAGGTATTTAGGTTCAGAAAGTGGAGTGATGCCTTACGACTTCTACTTTATGCGAGTAGAGAATGACTATTACTATCACTACACATATAGAGATCGTGCTGAGGAAATAATTGAAGACGGCTTTTTAAGACCTAACTTCTATAAAGATCAGCCTGGTGCTGTTGGAGCTTTTGCTATTTCGGGTTCTTATGGGCAAGAGGTCACAAGTCTCCAAGTCAGTGGTTCTAGGAAAGACCACATGGACAAAATCGTAGCTCTTAAATTCAAGACTCGGACAGAGCCGAAGTATGGATTTCCTGAAGAAGTGAAATGGGATAAACCTGTGAAGCTCATTAAGCCTGAGATTGTAAGTGTCTCGGAAGTCATTTCTGATTTAAGGAAGAATGAGGACTTGGGGGAGTACTTCAAAGTTTTTTACGACTTTAAGGAAGCGATTGAGATCAAAAAGAAATATGGTCAATCTTCAAGGGTTGCGTCACGCTATTTGGAGTCAGCGAAGCGAGATGATTCTAAACTGAAAAACACAGGGCATGGGGGCTTAGATACTTGGTTTGCAGGGCATGGTGGTGGTAAACCCGATGAGAGAGCAACTTGGGGTGATTGGATAGCGATCACACCGATAAAACACACGATAAAAAAAGAAGACGGGGAAGATAAGACTTATGACGCAGGAGACATTGTTGGCCCATGTGCCGTATCTAGTGAACCAAGTTGGAAAAGCGTTACAAACGGAGGAAAGAACCCCCTTAAATGTATGCCTAGAGACAAAGCCCACGACCTCACGAAAGAGCAGAGGGCTACGTTGGCTCGTAAGAAGAGGCGTGAGGAGAGCAAAGCTAAAGATGGGCAGAAGCCCGTTCACACCCCTACTTTTTCTGAAAAGGGCAAAGAGATGATTGAGAAAAAATCTTCCAAGGTGCAACATAAAGTTAAGTTTGATCCTACAGGAAATAACAAGCTAGACATAGCTCTAGCTCTTGCTCATTCCAAAAAGCAAGGCTTCATTTCTCTTGTGGGGCATGATGTGTATGAAGACATTATTGCAGGTATTTTAGCAGATGCTCATACCATGCTTTACACACGAAATTTAGACGTTGGTCGCTATCAGAATATTAGACCTTATAACATTTCTATTTTTCAATGGAAGAAAGACTACGAGCGTTTGAATGTTCAAAAGTCTAGGTACAGAGCAGGCAACGCTCACATATGGGGTGAAGCACCTAAGATTTGGGTAGAAGCTGCTACTTTAGGTGCAGAACTCAAAGTAGAAATGGAAGGGAGTCAACCTTCCATAAAAGGGGAGGTAAAGGTTCATTTCCCCATCACATATACGATACTTGAAGATCGAGGAGCTCACCCTTATAGATTAATAGAAAGAGAGGGGATAAAGTTTTACAGTACAATTCCAATAGAAATAAATCTTAGAAATAGCGATGCTTTTAATCGTCTTTATTTAAGTTGGTTAGAAGGTAACTTTGACTGACCCTCATTGGTAATGTGGTTGTGTTCAATCTTAGTAAAGGAAATAATATGAGACATACGATTGCAGAGTACATTTGGATTGATGGTGGCAACCCCACCTCTCGTGTTCGTTCAAAAACAAAAGTCCTACCTCACATTTCTGAGGACAGTCTTTCAGGGCGTAGTCTTTTAGAGCAACTTCCCGAATGGTCATTTGACGGGTCTTCTACTATGCAGGCAGAGGGTGGTTCTTCAGATTGTATTCTGAAGCCTGTCTTTGTTACGAGTGACCCTATTCGTGGTGGCTTTGATAATTTTCTTGTTCTCTGCGAGGTTTTCACAAGTGATGGAAAGCCCCACCCTACAAATACGAGAGCGAAGTTGAGAGAGCTTTTAGAAGCTAACTCTGACTTGGGAGCTTGGATTGGTTTTGAGCAAGAGTACACACTTTTTGAGGGTTCTCGACCTCTAGGTTTTCCCTCAGAAAGACGCTTCCCTCCTGCTCAAGGGCCATACTACTGTGGCGTAGGTTCTGATGAAGTTTCGGGTAGAGGCATGGTAGAAGATCATCTTAGGAAATGTATTTCTGCTGAGTTGTCTATACAGGGAGTAAACGCAGAAGTAATGCCAGGTCAATGGGAGTTTCAGATTGGTGGACCTGACATTGACCCTTTGCGAGCAAGTGATGAGCTTTGGGTAGCTCGTTGGTTGCTTTATCGTATTGGTGAGGATTACAACATTTCTGCGACTCTTGACCCAAAGCCCGTGACGGGAGATTGGAATGGTGCAGGTATGCACACTAATTTCTCGACTAATAAGACTAGAGCTGAAGGCGGAATGGCAGCTATCGAAAAAGTCATGGACTATCTCGCAGGAAATATTTCCGAGCATTTAGCAGAGTATGGTGATGGCTACGAGATCAGACTTACAGGCAAACACGAGACTTGTCGCTACGATGAGTTCAAGTGGGGCGTGTCTGATCGTACAGCGAGCGTCAGAATTCCTGTGACAACAGCTCGTGATGGTCATGGCTATTTCGAGGACAGACGACCTAACTCAAACGCAGACCCTTATAGAGTTTCTCTTGCCTTAGTTAAGGCAGTTATTTCAGCTTAGTTCTTCTATATCCGTCAAGTTTAAGAAATGACGGATATAGGAGTTCAAGATGAAAGAAGATAAAGACCCTCATACAACCACTCAGCCTGTGATTCTGATTGGTGTAGATCGTCAAGAAGCCCCTGAGTTTGAAAAGATTACTGTTATTGTAGAAGATGAAACAGGGCTGAAAGTGATTGAAAGTCATTACAATGGTATAGTTTCTGTGGAAATGAGAAATGACCGACTTTTGATTTATGTCTCTAAAAAGGGATAGGAGATTCTTATGTTTCAGCACTTAACTTTAGCAGTTCGAGACAGGGTTATAAAAGAGCTTCGAGACTATTGGTCAGACCACCCTAGATACCCTGACTTTGCTCAGAATATACAGGGGAAATATAGCTTTGATGAGCGACCTCAGTTTGGCATGGTAGTTCGTACAGGAGGGGCAAACAATGTAGTTTTAAGCCCCGATAACTTCATAGGCACAGTTGAGGGTTATGTCTCTCTCGCTAAGATACCGAGCAAGCCTTATGGTGGTTCAATCGAGTGGGTCAGAGAAGATGTAAATGGTGCTCCTAAGAATCCTGGCGTTTATGTCTTTTCAGTTTATGAGGCTGAGGGTGTAGACCCTGCTACCCGACAGCATGATGTGTATTATCAAAGGTATCGTAGGGCAGTAGAGACTGAGTTGATGTTTACAAGCCCCTCAGAAATAATGTTAGCAGGCGAGCCGATTGAGGAATCTTTGAGGTTGATTGAAGACCCTTCAGGTCGCAATCTTGGGGCTTCAGAGTTTGCTGTAAATGGGTCTATGGTTACGCTCGCTGAGGAAGTACCTAGAGGACTCAAACTAAAAGCTCTCTACACCGAGAAGATGGAGCAACAAGGTCCATTCAGAGTCAAACCTGCGACTGCATACAGAAATATCATTGAGGGTGTCGTGGTTGTCTTTGGGAGAAGACTTCGAGTAGGTGACGAAATGGCTGTGATTGTAGCAGAAGGTCGGGAGGAAATAGCTCACGAGTATGGGGGTCGTTGGGACGTAAGTGTGGACATAGACTTAATTACAAGAGATGTTCACTCACAAGCAGATATAGCAGACCAAACAGCGATATGGTTATGGGCGAACCTTAGACCCAAGCTCGCTAACTTGGGGTTAGATATTTCTGATGTCTCTCTAGGTGGCGAAGCTGAAGAAGTTTATGATGATAATGGAGATGATTATTTCTATACGGCAAGTATGAGCTTCTCAATGCAGGTAGATTGGTTTATACATTTCCCGTTAGTTATCCCGATTCAGAGTGCTTTTGAAAGGGGTATTGTTTTAGAACCTTTAAGTCAACCGATAACAGGGATTGGAAATAGATCGGCTGACTTTATTCAGCGTCTTTTATAGTTCGTCTATCTTTAGTGGGATAGATAGAAGGAGACTCCTATGCCTATACTCAGATTTCAATGTTCATCATGTGGCTTATCCTCAAAGAAGAGGGTGAGCAGAGGTACGGAAAGTGCCAAGTGTGATTGTGGTCAGCAAGCATACTTAGATGGACATATTTCTGCGTCAGTCGGGTTCACCTCTAATGTAGATCAGAGTTTGAAAGTGCAAACCACAGGTGTGGATTCTTTTGACTTGGACTTTGATCGAGTTATTGGGGAAGATGCTCGTCAGAAATGGGAGCAAATCTATCAACGTCGCAGGGATAAGTGGGACTTGATCGAAAAGCACAAAGTATCGGGTCAAGACTTGATACGCATGGAAGATCAAACCTACGAGGTCTTGCCTGAAATGGGAACTAATCTTCGTACTAGTAGAATGTCTGCTATGGAAAACATTAAGTCTGAAAATTCTAACACTCAACAGGAGAAATAATTATGGCTATTCGAGGAGGCTATGCACCACCTGGGGTCTACACCGAGACAGTATTCGAGTCTCCGACCCCTCAGAATAACTTTTCGGGGAGAATTCCTCTCCTCATTGGCTCAGGTACTGAGTCTTTTGCTCAAAACGGCTTAACTGTTGTCCGAGGGTCATCTGCTACGATAGATCAGCAGATCGTAGAAGAAGATGCAACAGGTCGGTCAGTCTTATTTCAGAACCCCGATGGGTCGTACTCACTAGGCGACTTTGATGGTACTTCTAATGTCGTTAGGGTTCGTCAATGGCCTATCGTTAATGGTGACGGAACAGGCACTACTGCTACAACTGCCTCAGTAGTTACTGCTTCGATTAACGGACAGGCTACTGTTGTTCTAAGTATTAATGCGAAAGAGGGTCTTGTCACCCTAGCTTCATCTCCTGATGAGGGTGATGATGTTCGCATTTCTTACTTCTTCAATCGTACTGACAACTTTGTAGATAGTGAAGATGTCTCAACTCAAGTTACTTCTGAGGAATCAGACCTCTATGCAACTTTTGCTGATATGGCAATCACTCCTACTACAAGAACACTTGTCGCTACCATTGATGGCGTAGTTCATGTAATCGACTTGCCTATCAAGTCAGTTAATACCACACGCACAGAGCACTTAGGCTTTATCGTGTCTAAGATCAATGCTCTTGAGATTGGTACTTTGGGTGCAAGCACCTACGTTGACCACAGAGGAAATACAAACCTCCTCTTGTCTGCAAGTGGGTCAATCTTAATCGGTGCAGGTACTGCTAACCCTCACATCGGTGTCTTTGAGGGCATGACAGGGACAGCTAGAAATACTGTTTTCTACACAGCCCACAACCCGATTGTAGACGGTACTAATGGTGGTATCGTTACGTCAGAAGTATCTGACGTAGTTGTTAAAGTAGATGGTGTTGAGGTGACTCCTATTTCCCTCGACCCAACTACAGGTGCAGTCACTCTTGCCGTTGCTCCTCCTGTTGGTGCTGAAGTCACTATTTCTTATTACTTCAACTCGTTCAAAGACAACTTCGACTTTATCCCAAGTCGTGATGTTCTTTCTGTGAGCCGAGTTTCCCTTGTGCCTGAAGGTGGTGGTGACGCCGCTCGCTACTATGAGGGTGTTAGTTGGGTTCTCAAAGACGATAAGATTTATTGGGGTACTTTCGTAGATGCTTCTGTAGGAAATATCCAAGAGGGTCTTGTTAGCTTTGGACCGAATCAGATTACGACAGCCCTTAGAGATGAGCGTTTGTTCCTCGCTGAGTGTGCTAATGTGACGGACACTTCTGTAGTCCCACCTCGTACTCTCCCTAATGTTTTCAAGCTACCTCATCAGCCTACTGACGGCACAGGTACAGCGACTGCGACAAGTAACCCTGCTCTCGTACAGGTCAGAGTTGGTACTAGCATTTCAGATGCTCTTGAAAGATCAACCGTTGCTGTGACTCGTGTAAATCCTGCTGATAGTACGATTACTCTGAGTCAGCCTGTTCCTTTCGGAAGCAAGGTCTTTGCTACTTTCTACTACAATAACATTCAAGATGAGTTTGATATTGCAGGTGGTGGCTATGAGGTACAGGTTGCTTCTGTTGGTGGTTCAAATGTCGGTACTTACACCCTCTCTCGTTCGGGTCTTCCTCTCTTTGGAGCAACCTATGAGGGTAAGGGTTCAGACTTGTCTCTTACTGCGATCAACTTCCCATCAGGAAGCGAAGCACAGTCAGGTGTGAGTCTGAGTGCAGGTACTCCTGTTGAGGAAACAGTTACTGTTAAGTTTGCGAGCTTCGAGCCAACCCCTGCGATCTTTACTGCTCCAAAGGCGGCTCCTTACTCATTCTTAGAGACTACTTCAGACACCATTTCTGTGAACCTAGATAATGCAGGTGCTTTGAATGTAGAGCTTGTTAATCCTACAGGTCTAGGAAATAAGGGCTTGATGACTTATATGGTCAGCGAGCCACTTCCTTATACAGCTTCTTCTGACAATGCTAATCTCGGCACAGTTGATGGAGACTTGTTCCTTAAGATTGATGGCGTAGAAATGAGCATTGATCTTAGTGGTGGAAATGCAATCGCCAATGCGACAGCGGCTTTGATTGCGGCTGAGATTAACACACAGGCTAAGGCTATCGGTGCTTCGTACACAGCGATGACTCCGATTGGACCGTACACTGTGATTGCAGGTGAGAACGACCTTCTCACCTTCCACTATGAAGACAATACCCAAAACCTCGTTCCGATTACACTCACTTTAACCCCAGGTGAGTATTTAACAGCAGACGCTATTGCTACTGAGATCAATGCTCAGATTACTATTGATGCTACTTTCGACCCTGCTACTCAGTTTGGTGCTTCTGCTGTAGACGGTAGACTCGTATTCACTCTGAAGTCACTTCTGGCAGGTGACTTTGGTTATGTCGAGTTCATCGCCCAAGGCGACCCGACAGACGATTTCGCTCGTGTTGCAGGTATTGATGTAGGTGCTGATGGGGGAAGTCAGACTAAGTTCGGCATCTTGCCTATCGCATACTCAGTCGCAAACGATCTTTCAGCAGTTGTCGGAAATGACGCTAGTAAAGATCGCCTTATCCTCAGAAATAGAACTCTGATCGGTGAGTCATACTTCCCAACTACGACTCTCGGTATCGAGGTTATTGGTGGTAGCGTTCTCACTCAGCTTGGTCTTGAGGTAGAGGAAGTCATTTCTCCACGTCAAGCAGTTGTGGAAGCACCTTCACTCTTACTTCGTGCAGGTTGGAATGCTCAAGACGCTGTGTCAGGCTCTCCAAGTGTTACTTTCTATGACGGTACAGATACCAACTTCCCTGCCAATAATGTTCTTACTCTGAACATTAATGGTGACTCATATTCAGTCACTTTTGTAGGGTCAGCTCAAGGTACTTCTACTGTTCTTTACACGACTGTACTTACAGCGATTAACACACAGCTTACAGGGATTGCTACAGCAACGATTGAGGGAGCGAACCTCAGAATCACTCCGAACAGCTTCGATGATGACAGCTTCATTTCTGTTCTTGATGGTTCAGCAAATGATCTGTTTGCTCTTACACAAGGTGCGTCCGTTACTTCAAGACCTGTTAGTGCAGACGCTCTAAGTTCTGCTTTCATGCAAGCAGGTGCTTGGGCTTCTGTTAAGTCGTTCTTAACTGACCCAGCTGCGGTAGCAGGCTCTTATAGAGCTGATGCTATTTCCTACGTTACTGTTGATGGTGCGAATAGACGCTATGTCAACTTCGAGACTCTCTCAACAGGCACTCAGACTTCAATCGCCTTTACAGGTGGTGACGCTATTACAACTGTCTCAACTAATCTTGGTATCAAGGTGAATGACGGGGCTGTTGGTGAGGCTTCTTATCAAGGCTTCTATGTCACCTCTACTCATGCTAGTGGTTCAGGTACTGCAAACACCTCGACTCTGAATGATGGTACAGGTGCAGACGGTGTTGTCGGTCAGACTTATGTGGATAGCGTAACGGGCTTGACCTTTACTATTCTCCCTAGAGAGGGTAGTCAGCCTTACCCAACTGGTGCGAACTCTACCCTTACTTTCAAGGTGGGTCGGGTTCTCACAGCGAATGCTAACATTCCTGTCAATGCGATTGCAGGCGTTAGTCTGATCGTAGCGAACACAGTAGGTACTGAGGTTGGTGATACAGCACTTGTTGAGACTTTCCGAGCATCTGAAGTAGAGAGAGAGCCTTCAATCGGAACACCTTATTTCTTAAATGTGACTCGTAAAAAGGCTTCTTTCGCAACGGGCGTATTTAATCGTATTGCTGACGTAGTTGCGGCGTATGGACCTATTTCTGTGGACAATCCACTTTCGTTAGGTGCTTATATCGCTTTCCTCAATGGTGCGAGTGTTATTGCTCTCAAGCAAATCTCTCTTGATGAGGGTCAATCTGAGCCAACTGAAGCTCAGATGGTTGACGCTCTTGTAGAGGTTGAGGGTGAGATCAGTTCGGGTCTTTCACCAAGCGTGATTGTACCTCTCTTGCCTGCAAGCTCAACGCTTCTTGCAGACATTTCTTTGCATTGCGATGTTCAGTCAAGTCTGAGGTATCGTTCAGAGCGTACTGCGATCTTGGGCTGTCCTGCTGGGACTTCACCTGAGCAAGCGGCAACTCTTGCAAGAAATGTAGGAAATAGCCGTGTTCGTCTTGTCTACCCTGACATCGTTAGTTTATCAGTAACTAACACGAATGGTGTGACTAACAATCTTATTGTTGATGGTCGTTATCTTGCTGTGGCTCTTGCCTGTGCGACAACTTCTTCAACAGTTGATGTGGCTACTCCTTGGACTAATAGAAACCTTTTAGGCTTCAATGGTCTTTTGAGAACCCTAGACGCAGTAGACGCAAATAAGACTGCTTCAGCAGGTGTGACTATCCTACAGCAACAGGGTGCTTTGATTAACATCAGACAGGGCTTGACTACTGACGTTAGCTCAATCCTTGCGAAGACTCCTACTGTGATTCAGATTGCAGACGAGGTACACCTCAGAGCGAGAAACCTACTTGCAGGTTATATCGGTCAGAAATACCTCCCAAGCGTTGTAGGTCAAGTAGAGGGTCGTGTGAACATGATGTTCAAGGACTTAGTGAAGGAGCAGATCATTGATTCTTACACAGGTCTTTCGGTCATTCCTGACCCCGAAGACCCAACGAGCTTGCTTGTTGATGTGTACTACAAGCCGATCTTCCCACTTCTCTACATTCAGTTCACATTTAATGTGAGAAGCTCGATCTAATCCTTACGAACCCAATGGGTTCTGAGATCGAATTCTGAGCGAGTGACGGGGGCGTAGTGGAAGCCTGCTTCTATTGCGTCCCCGTCTTCATTTCTGCTCCCGTCAGCGTTGACTTTTTGGTTGTGGGTAGCCTTATTTCCACATAGAGAAAACGTAGCTATTTCTTCTATGTTATCAGCCCATGCCATCATGTATGTACTGCCCTCAAAGGGATTGCCTTGAAAGTCAGTTCGGAGTCCGTAAGCATATACAGGGATTTTGAGTTGGTCAGCGATTTCTGTGAAATGTAAGACTTGCTCTTTAGAGAGAAATTGAGCTTCGTCTACGAAGATGACTTGGGGCTTGCTACTCATGTCAGAAATGATCGCATAAGCGTTGTCAGTCTTGGATAGTGAAATAGCTTTTTGAGTGAAGCCGACACGAGAAGCGACTTGATTGTCTCCATCTCTTGATGAGGCGACTTCAGGGACAAAAATCTGAAATGGGATTTTGTATTCAGAGCAGGAGTAGGCTCTCATCAAGAGGTTGGCTGACTTACCTGCATTGACTGTAGAATAGGTAAACTTTAACATGGATAGTCCTGAGCGTAAGGTTTAAGAGTTTTGCGAATATCCTCTATGTACTTATTTACCTTACGAGTGTCCATGCTTCGTCTGCGAGAAATGTGGCTGACTTTATACCCCTCCATGAGATCATCGAAAATGTCAACGAGGTGTTCTTTTAAGCTCTCTCTTGCTTGTTTTAGGAACAGCACATTTTCAGCATCTGGAGAAGTGCTACATTCAGCTATGATGTAGTCTTCATCTTCAACGCTTGACTCTTTCCCGTAGACCTCTCTCTCCTTTTTCTTAGACATCTTGTTTATGTAGTTAATCGTCACGCATTTTGACACCATGACAATGTAAGTGCTGAACGCTGACTTGGTTTCATCAAAAGGACATTTCCCTCTATTTCTGATGAGTATTCCTTTGTAGACTTCTTGGAGTACGTCTTGAGGGTCGCAGTTTTTTTCGAGGCACATATGAGCACAATGCTTCATAAAGAGCTTCTTCACTTCTTCGTGCTTGAGATTTAGGTTTATTCCTTTTGGTTTTAAGTTGTTTACCTTTAATTTCGTGGTCTTTTTAAAGTTAAATTTAAGTTCGCAAAGTTCAATCACACCAACTTGCCACTTTTTCAGCACTTTGTTGGGTAAATTCTGATATGAGTACGTCAAGACATACCCTCCTTTAGATAATTGAAGAGTTATTTCATTTATTGCTGACAATGAAAGGAAGTCAAGTGGAAGTTTCCAAACTAATAAAGACTCTTGGAGAGTTAGAGAAGAAAGGGGTCTTTAACCCCACAAAAATGATCTCAACTCATGGGCTAGAGAAAGTAAGCGAGGCTATAGAATCTTATCTTGTAGGAGTGTCTTATGGGATACCCGAAGACGTTTGTTTGAGTGTTCTTGAAAAGCTTTCCTCACCCCAAACGAATAACTATTTCTTAGGTGACGAGGAGGTACATAACCTCCTGTTAAAGTACTCAAGAGTGGCTCATGGTCGAGAGGGTTATCTCTACATGAACGTGAGAGATATTTGCAAGCTCGCTTGCGTAGAAGCCAATCAAACAAATACCTCAGAAATAGCTAAAAACCTAGAGAGGCAAGGGTATGTTAGCACTTCTGTAGCCGACCCCACGAAATTCACAAGAACAAGGGTGAAGCAGTTTCATTTCGACTTGTCCTGCTTACCTGACCTGTCTTCTTTATGGTCTTACTTAGGGGAGCTAAAGGACTCTGCGACCTTACCTATCAAGGTTTCAGACTTTCTCGATGGTACTGAGGACAACTATAACTTAAGGTTTAAAAAAGAGGACTTTGCTCTTGTTGTTCCAAAAGAGTGCCTACTGCATTTCCGAACTTACTTGTGTGACTTTGTAGAGGCTATTTATGAGGAGGACTCGTCTTCTTCTTATATGTATTTAGAGAATACAGGGTTTAATCGCTTCCTACTTTCACAAGTGCTTTGTAAGGCATTTCCTAGAGTGAGTCTAAGAGACTTGGTGGCTCGCTCCTCTAAGAACATACCTCCAAAAGAAGTGACACCTATAGTGGACTATATAAGAGAGAGACTCCGAGCGACTCAGGTAAATCAAGGCATCTTTAATGCTAAGTGGAACTTGATTGACTCAAATATTTCGGGGTATGTCTACTTACTTTCTTATATGTACCTAGAGTATTACCTAGAAGAAAATCCGATTACATAGAGAGGAGAGGAAATGTTAAGTTTAATAATCTCGCTTGCTTTAACTACACCACAACAATGCTTTTTAGAAAAACTTGAGTGGGCGAGTCACATTGAGATCACTAAGCCTTTTAACTTGAACACCACCTACAGAGGTACAAGTAGGAGATTTGTTAAGAGGCTGTATGAAGAGGTGATTAAGAAAGAGGGCGAGGCTGACCCTCGTTATTTCGCATTGGCTTGGATGGAGAGCAGGTTGCGACCTCGCCCCCCTATTGGAGATCGGGGTAAAGCGTGTGGGATATATCAAATTCATGCTCGCCACACTTACCCTATGTTTCGTAGGAAAGGGGGGTATGTTGGTTGGGACGAGAAAGACCCTAAGAGCAAGCGAATCATTAGAGGAGAGTGTGGTAAGTTAAGAACGACACCTTATGCTGTCGATACTTTATCTCGCTTATTAAACATACTAGATGATAAAGGTCTACCTCCTTGTCATCACAATAGTGGCGTATACGGGAAATGTAATCCTTGGTATGCCGAAAGAGTTGACTTTTGGGTCGGCTACTTCACAATCGCAAAAATCTTATGCTCTGAAAAGGTGATAACTACTATGGCTATGATGAAAACAGGAAACCCCGTAGCGTCTGCTCCTACAGACAAGGTACAAGGCTATTTAGACTTTATGGCAGGGAAAGACCCTCAAAAGAAAGAAGATGATGTCTATATGTCAGGGTACTCCCTCGCAGAAAAAGTTAAGAGTGGTGAGGAGACAGCTCCTGTATGGGCAATATAGGTTCATGGTTGACGGAGGGATTTGGCGATCTCTCAAAAGACCATCAGACTTACCTCTTAAAAAGAGGTGTCGATGAAAAAACGTCTGTGTCATTTCATACATGGACAACACCTAAAAGTCCCTGCCCCTGCCCTCGCTTCAAAGCTAACTTTGGAGACAATGGCTTTAAGCTAAGGGGTCAACTTGTGACACCTATATACTCACCAAGAGGTGCGATTTTAGGTATGGAAGCTCGGTCTTTTTCTGAGGACGGGTCAAAGCGAGTGCTTCAATATCGCACTAATAATGCTCAATGGAATCCCTATTTCTTGGGGGCT